CAATATATTCAGAGCCTGATGATGGATTGCGTACTACAAAAGCCTTGATAAATGGAATATCGGATAATTTGTCTGTGGGTTTTATTGGATCTTTAACCATACCAGTAGCAATTAATGCTTTGTCAGCAGCATCTAAAACGTATTTACCTAAAGTACCTGTCCAATTATTAATTATATTTTCAATTCTTGCTGGACTAGTCATACCGTTTTTATCACCTAATATGTGTTGTAATGATTTACCAATAAATTTAGCTGTTTCTGATGTATAACGAGTATATTGATATTCAGGCAAAATATTTTCTTGTCCAAAAGGTATAATAGGTTGACCAGTAAATAAACTTTTATTTGACCATTGTTCTACAATCGGTTTTATCAACTCAGGCACTGGTCCTAAATTTTTAAGATTAGTAAGAGCTAATTCTTTTATAAATTTTTTGATACTGCTTGGATCTTCACTAAACACATAATCTAAAGCTCGTTCAGTACCAGTTCCAAATAAAATACCAGGCTCAAATGGTTTTGGTATTCTATACACAACTTCATCATCACCTTCACCTGTAATAACAATCCAAAATAAATCTTTTTGCCATCTTGGTAATTGTTTATAAGTTTCATTATCGTGGTTTTTAATCCACAACAAAACACTTGGAGTAACAATAAATGCACCAACTTTAGTCATGGTTCCAACTGGTCTATTTTTAAAACCATCATACATTTTTGCATAGCCTTGTAATCGAGCATTAAAAAAAGCAGCAATCCTATTTACACCTTGTATAGTGCTACCCATTTTTTTAAAATCAATGGTAATATCTCGACCTTCAAAGCCCCCACGTTCTAAGGCTTCACGTTTAGTAAGTTTTTGTTTTTGTGCTTGTTTATATGCTCTTGAAAATTCACCAACTCTAGTCATGCTTTCTGCAAAAGATGATACATCACGCAAAACATCTAAAGTACGACCTGGTAATTTTATAGGATTACTTAAATCTAACATTACTTTAATTAGCTGTTTAGGTTCTGTAATTAAATTATGTACTTTGGTTTTTGTAAGTTCACTTTTAATATTTTTATCAAAATAATTTTTATCCATGCTAACAATCATGGATTGAATACCACCAGATTTAATCCATTTATCATACAGTGGGCCACGTTTAACCATGTGAAACGCACCTTCCATAGATGTTAAAAATGGTATTCTTAAACCTTTAGAAAAAATTGCAGCAGTTGTAGTATCTCTTATCATATTACGAACAAAAAAATCAGGAGCTAAAGTTGCACCAGCTCTTAACCATGATGCGGGTTTGGTAGCCCAACTACCCCAACGAGATAATAATAATTCAGTCACGACACCATTAGAATCTTTTAGTGCTTTAGCTATGTCTGGGCCAACTTCCCAAATTTCTTTTTTACCGTTTCTGTAAAGTGCTATTTGTGTGTCAGTAACTTGTTGTCCATTTTTTCTAAAAATAGTTAAATTATCTAATGTTGTTTTATCAAGTTTACTGGTGTCAATAATTCCTTCTAATTCTTTGACTGAAATTTTTATAGGTTTTGCTTTTTTTTCAACTTTGTAAATTTCACTAAATTTATTATCTTTAATAATTTTATTAGCTTCTACCATTTCAATTAATTTAACAAACGCATTATTACGTTCAGCCATGGTTATAACTTGATAGGTATTATTAAATATACTATTAATTGGATCTTGAATAACTTTAGTGCTGCCTTTCATTTCCATTATAGGATTACTGACCGATTTATTAATTGGTCCATCTTTACCTTCTAACACTCTAAAAAAAGGTACATAATCTTTATTAGCTTCTAAAATAACTTCAAATGTTTTGGTATCTAAAACTCCAGCATCTTTTAAATAAGTCAATAAAGATGTATTATATTGTTGTAATTCTTTGTGTATTTTTTCAAATTTAGTATTATTTTCTTTTACTGTTTGTTTTGCAGCTTCTAGTGGTACTCCAGTTTTAATACCTTGTGCTTCTTTTTCCATAGCTCGTTTAGCTATAGCATAAGCTGAAAATTCTTTATACACAGTTGGATCTTTTATAGGCTCCATTATTTGCAATAAAGATTTACCTTTTATATCTAAAGTAGCAAAATCTAAAGTGCCACGATTTATAAATGTTTCAGCACGACCAATCATGCCAGGTTGAATACGCAATGTTTCGTATGGATTTAAAGCACCTTCTTTTAAAGTGCTTTTATCAGCTTCTTTAACAGCACGATATATTGGATGTAGTTTGTCAAAAAATAAAGTTGCTGCATCATTTTTAGCTTCTTTAGAAACTTCAACAATTTTTTCAAAAGTAATTTTTTCAGTTGGTATATCTATCTCAATACGGTCTAATACTTGTTCAGTTGCTTCAGACTTTAATTTGCCTTCTTGTTGTAATTTTTCTAATGCTTTAAATTCAACAATTTCTATTGCATTACGTTCTGTTAAACCTATTTTGTTTAATTCTGCTAATCTTTCTATAGTAGGTTTAGTTTTAACAGTTTCTACTTTTTTTTCAGATTCAAAAATTCTTGGTTTTTCTATATTAGTGCTAACTAAATCTTCTTTTAATCTGGGATCAAGTAAGGCTTCTTGAATTAATCTATCTCCAGTAATATTTTCAGTTTTCATGGTATCATTAACTTTTTTAATACCTCTAGAACCAACACCTAATGCAGTAAAAACTAATGCCGTATTAATCAATTCATCTTTAGTTGGTAGTTGTTGTTCTAACAATGCTCCTGTAGCATTAAAGGCAGCATATTGAGTTATTAATGAGGGCAACAATTTATTCATACCAAATAAAGCTGGTGCTTGTGCTGTTACTCCAAGCTGTAAGCCTTCTTTAACCCCAGCTTCTAGGGCTTCATCGGTAAAAATACTCCACCATTCCCCAAATGTATTAACATCACCTCTAGTTAATGCCCCCACATACATCTGTCTTATTGTACCTACTGCTAATCCAGCAGATCCAGCCGTAGCAAACGGATTTCCTTTTGTAACGATAGCTGCTGGTATTGCAGCTGCGGCATATAAAGGTAAATCGGGAACAATCTGACTTAGTGTTTCAATAGCTCGTTCTATATAACCTGTATCATTGCGTTCAGGCTCACTAAATGCTTTAGGCAATTCCCCTTCTCCGTGATATTCCATCATTAAATTAATAACAGATGTAGTGGCACCACTTTTTACATAAGGTTTAATTTCAAATGTTTCCCCCACTAAAGATTTTTTAACTTTTTTACCAAAATCTTGATTAACTTGTTCCGTGGGAGTTAATGGCACTCCTTCTTCTTTTATTTTATTTTTATAATCTACAATTTTTTGCCAATAACTTTTTACTTCTGAAGTATCAGGATCTGATATTCCCCAATAGTTTTTTATTTCATTATTTGTAAAACCACCAGATTTTAATTTTTGAGATTCTCTTTTTCTATATTTTTCAATTTCATTAATTGAAAAACCACCAGATTCTAATGCTTTTAATTTTTCTACACCACTCATAATATTTTAATTATTATTTAAATTGGTATTAGGTATGACACCAATTCTGATTAAAAATTCATCTTCAGTTTCACCTGGTTGTCTTGGAAGCACATTTATTGTTGTTTCAGTTTTTGCTTCATTTACACCTAAACTTTGATTTACTTCTAAAGACTGTTCTCTTAATGAACGAGAATATTTTGCCACAATATCAGGTGTTAATATATAGTCAGGGCTTTCAGAATTTAATAACTGAATAGCTGTTTTGCCTTGAGATAATCCTGATCTAAATTGTTGTTGCATAACAAGTGAAAAATCAAAAAATCGTATATCTGAAAATTTATTAAATTTATCTAATGATTTTAGTACACCTTTAATTGTAGCTTGATTAGATTTTAAAAATTCTTGAAATTTATCTTGATTGTCACGTTCTGATTTATTATTACGAGTTGCCATGTAAGTGTATAATTGATCTGATTGATTCATACCAATACCATCTGGACCAACACGATCTAATATACTAATTGCCTTAGTTTCTCCTGGTAAAGTAATAGGAGTTGTAATGGAATTTACTGTGCCGTTTCTAACAAGTTGATATAATTTATCATACATATCCAAACCATTATCGTTAGGTACAGTTCCAGTATATCTTTTAACTACTATTGCTTTTAAGCTGTTTCTTAAATCTTCACCTTGTTTTCCATACCAAGGTATTTGATCTATTTCCTTAATACCAAATTCACCTGTTAATATTTTTGCTGATGCGTCAACGTAATAAGCCTCATTAGCTTTAGTTTCTTTGTAATCATTTTGATTTTGTTGCCAAGCTATATCACTTTGTAATTGATTAAATCTCGTTGTTAGTTTTTGTTTAAAAACCGTTTTTTGAGTTTCATCTAAATTATCATAAACTGATTTAACTTGATTATCTACCGTTCCATCTTTTTTAATAAAAGATCCATCAAGACTAGTTGCATAGGCTAATGATGCATCATCAGCAGACATATCAGGATTAATCGGTATATAACTATCTAAAATATAACTAATTTTTTGATTTGTAGAATTAGTTTTAGCCGTTTCAGTAAATTTTAATAAATTGTCAGAACTTAAATTTAAAAATTCACCTTCTTTAATTTTGGCAAGAAATAAATCAGGATTGTTTTCAACTAAATAATTACCATTACTAGTATCTAGTTCAGTTTTTAATTTTAAATTATATTGTTCTTTGCTAGTACCGATAGGAGTTTCATAAACATCATCTAAACGATCATACATGCCTTTTATACCCAATTCTTCATTGCCAAATATATTGTTTGTAGCAGTAAGTTTTTGAGCTTGATTGCCAGTATTATACATATTAATATTACGATTTGTGTCTAAGGCTATATTTTCTTGCAACATTGCACGATTATTTTTGCGTACTGTTTGTGATACTTCCAATCCGTATTGACTATTAGTTTGTAAAGCCCAGTTGTTAAATGCTTTTCTAACTCTTTTATTGGTAATATTGTTGCCAATTACATTTTGCCAATTTTCAGTTTCTGTGTTGTAATTATTTATAGATTCTTCAATATTATTTGACTCTTGGTTTTTTCTAACAATTTCATATAACCCATCATTATCATCAAAACCATCAGTGTAATCTGTTTGTGCTTTTATTAAATCATTTTCGTCTTGCACTTTTCTATGAGCATCTTCAATAGCTGTTGCCACTTTTAAAAGTGATTGTTGTCCTTGAAATACTTCTTGACCAAAATTTGGATTTAGTTTTGCAGTTTCAACTGTAGAAGGTTGCTGACTAATATTTATTTGTGATTTGTATAATTTTATAGCCATGTTAATTTCCTATCATTCCACCAGCAGCTTTTTCTGCTGTGCCTAATAATGTAGCACCAGCTTCAAGCCGTGATGCAAATTTTTTATATTTACCAGTTTGTATAGCAGCAGCTCCTTGAAATCTTGAACGGCCAGCTTGATTTCTTAAATTGGTTTTTTGAAGATTGGCATTGTATTGAATTAATGCTTCATCTACTTTAGCATTTTGATAATTTTGTTCTAGTACATCCATTGGTGTACCTTGAGATACATCGACTCCTGATGAAGCATATCCTTGAACTACCTGACCTTGTAATCCCCTAATGTTTTGCCTAAAACGACTAATCTCCATATCAGCTTTAGCTTGAGTTGTTATAGCTTCGTTTTCAGAATTAACTGCATCTATTTCATACAGTTGTGCATTATATTGAGCTGTTTTTACAGCTTGCCTTCCAGCTTGTATTTGTGAAAATGCTGTTAATGGTCCTGACATATTATATGATCCTTGCTGTCATTAAATAATCTTTGCCTTCAGGTCCGTACTTTTGCATCACACCTTCTGATGTCATGCCAAACCATTTAGCAAATCGTATTCCGTTTTTAAAATCCGTTCTTACCGCAGCTTGTATTCTATGGTATTCACGTTTTTGTATTGTTGTTTCAAATTTATCTTTAATATTCTTCAACATAAAAAATTTATGTTGGTTAGTTTCTTGTTTCATAATGATCCAAACTTCGGCTACATGCTCCCATATAGGGGTTATGCCACCGCAAACAATCGGCTCATTATTATAAAATCCAGTCCAAGCATCTTCTGTTTCCAATGCATGAGTAGGGTAGCTACCACCGTAATCTTCGTATTCACCATATTTTAAAATTGCATCAGCATGAGCTGCTTGATATGGTTTTATAATATAACTAGCCATCAAATGTATTGAGTCTTGGAAACAAGGCTGTCACCGTTAATGGTAATGGTTGTTTTTGTCTAACAAACACAAAACCTTCTTTATTATAATCATCTCTAAATTCAGCATCCTTATCTCCAGTAAATAGTGGAGTGGCAGCTGATATAGCCATGGATGAATCTCTAAAGGGTATTATTTCCATGTTTTCTAAATCAGGACCAACTTCACAACCTAAAGTATTATCTAGTCTAACTGTGACTCCATGAATACGTTTAATTTTACCTTGAGCTGTACCATCTTGTGAGCCTGATTCAATCCGCATAGTTTGCAAGATTGATTCATAATTGTACCCAACTTGTACAGTTTCTGCAAAAGCATCTAAAGTTATTTTTCCAGCTGCTACTATTTCATCAGTATGAGCTGCACCATTAGATAATACATTAACAGTTTCACCTTCTAAATGATGTATTCCAGTTATAGTTTTAGTTTTACCACCTGAATAAGTTAAGCCACTATCAACAAAGAAAGCATCTTCTTGATTGTTGCCATAATCAAATGGAGTTAGGTATTCAATATAATTTACCGTTGCTCTATTAACATAGCGTTGCACTACCATATACAATTCATCTTCAGCATTTTCAGTTGGTATGGTAGCAATACTTTTAACTTTAGCATGTGTGAGCCAAGTGTGAGTAGTAGCCGTAGTGCTAACTGTGCCAATGCTAACTCTAGTATTAGTAGAGTAAGGTGAACGTAAAGTATTATTTAATTGAAACTGGTTAGCATCAATCGTACTCATAAAATAAGTTTGATTAGTATCAATACCAGTAAAAGCATTAGCACTTACTCCAGGGCTATAATAAATTTGCTGATCGTCACCAAAACCATGAGATGTAGAATAAAACGTATTCGTTCTAATATTAACCCCTTGATATAAATGATGTGTTGACGAAGTTGTCGGTATAAAATCTAAATCTACCGCAGTACCAGCTGTAGCATCGGCTGATGTTAAAGCTAACTTTACGATATTAGCATCAGTTCGAATAATAAAATAAAAAATGCCTTGGCTTAAACCACCAATGGGATTAGCTGCTGCAAAATAACTAACTACATCACCAGTAGATAAACCATGGCTATTAATAGTAATAGTGTCATTAGTTAAATTTACCGTTGCATCACCAGGCACGGTAAACGATAAACTTTTACTGACCGTACTTTTACCAGTATCACAATATCCACCAATAATATGTCGATGCCAAGCAATTACATTTTCAGTTCGTTGATATGTTAGACCAGCTAAAACACCATCAGTTCTAGCTACCCATAAGATAGATGCTGGTTCTTGTTGGTATGCAAACTCATGCACTAAACTTTCCGTTACATGATCGGCTAAGACGGTTAAGTCAGGGGCTATGTAGTTGTCACTATCATAGTTGTAAGTAAGTTCTCGTATTTTACGTTTAGCTCGATGCACAAATAAAACTAAATTACCAACTGAAATAGCATCTTTATTAGCTGCACCATAAGCTGATTGTTTACGAATATTTATATTGGTTGGTGATAAACCATTCACGGAATCTGAACCTGTCACTAAAAATTCTGCACCAACTGTACCAACTAGCAAAGATCGTGAGGCTGCTAAATATCGGATAGCATTAACTTTGTTACTAGCAATAGTAAAATTCATGGCATCATCTGAGTCTGTGCCTTCAGTAAAGTTTTCATAATCACCAGATTGAGAAAACCATAATGTTTGGGGGTTGTTATTGGTATTAGCAAACACAAGACGTTGTTCAAAAAAAGTTACACATGATGGATAGTTGTCAGTGCTAGAATTTAATAAAGGATTGTTAAGTTTAGTGACCGTACCAGTAGAACCACTAAATGTACCAAAACTTGATGTATTTAAATTTGTACCTGAACTATTTTGTAATTGAAAGTGTTGATCTGGACCAGTTAATGTGCCTGAAACAAACGTAGTGTAAGCAGACGTATCAATGTTAATACCATTGCCGTTTTGCAAATTAAATGTAGTGGTTGATGGCACAGTACCAACTTTAAAAGCATTACCATTAAGTTGGGTCATACCCACAACATCAGTAATATCAAAGCTATCACCAGCAATAAGTCCATGAGCTGCTGAAGTAGTGACTACACCAGGATCAGCTTTAGTTACACCTGAGATCGTAATTTTGTTTTGCAATTCTCCAACTGTAAACGTATTAGTGTTTAATTCAGTCATGCCACCAATACCAGTAAATTTAATTTGATCCCCTTTGACTAAACCATTATTTAAAGTTGTAGAAATAACTCCAGGATTAGCTTTGGTAGCTGCTGATACAATAAAATCAGTACCAGTTGTTAATGTGGGGGTTGCAAAAGTCCATGCAGTATGTCCAGTGCGTGATAGTTTACGAATAGCAACTGATGGATGCGTGATGTACATAACATCAGCCGATTGAGCAAATTTTAATTCAGATAGTATATTATACGCATAAGGTGAGGCAATTTCGTATATAGGAAAAACTACACCACCAGAACTATATGCAGTTAATGATCGTGTATCAAAATCTGTACCATCAGTTAATTTTAAATTAAAAGTTGTAGTAGAGCCAACTGTCCCAACTTTGAATTGTCGACCATTTAATTCAGTCATGCCCACAATGCCACTTAAAATAACATAATCACCAGCCGTCAAACCATGCGTAGCTGAAGTCACTACACCTGGAGCAGCCTGTGTTATACCTGAAATGTTTAAACCAGCTTTAGTTATGATACCATTATCTTTGTGAAATCGTACATATTGATCCCCAAACTCCATCATGTAAGTTTGAGTAGTAGAAAATTCAAAAGGTATCAGTCTGTGTGCTGTACCATCTATTCCACGTTTAGCTTCAGCAATAAATTTAGTACCTGGCCTTCTGGATGCCGCACCATGCGGATAGACAATCATATTTTCTAAAGTTTTACAGCCAACTTTATATTTGTCTAAATCAATTCGACCATCTAGTTGATCGGATAATTCTCCACCAGTAAAGCTAGTATAAGGATAGGCAGTTCTAACCATTAAAACCTCGATACAATAAATGGTGAATCAGCATCTATTTCATCTGGCATACCTTCGGTAGCATCAGCAAATCGTGCATCTTTCAGTTTGGATTTGTATCGTTCTTCCATAATCTGAATAATAGTGGTAGAACCAGTCACACCATACGCAATGTCTGCTGCCAATGCAGCTGTTAGGGTTTCATTTAAACTTGTATCGTACTGTGTGGTATCAGTAATTCTTGCCACATATAAAATTTTTACTGTCTCAGCATCAGTAAGTATTTTTCTGCCTTCAACTTTAAAATCTACGTCATCTTGCATTTGAAAAGTTTTTAATACTCGAATACAATCTGCTGGTAAGGTGTATTGATATGAATATTCATATTCAGGGGTAGCAGTGTCTGCTGGTAGGGTTGCTCGTTTTAATAAACAATTCCACGGATGCTCACGAAATACACGATCTCGAACCATCTCATATCTTTGATTTAACATTCTTGCGTTCTTGCTGTCATCAGACAGACTTACAATAGTGGATGCTCCAATTTGATTTAAAGCTCCATTACAAATATCTACTTGTGAGGTCATATAAAATATCTCTTAATTGTATGAGGGCAAACTTACGTCTGCCCCCATAGTTTGCTTAGTGCTTAGTTAACAACGTAAAGGATGTTGAACGACATATCACCAGCAGTACCACCAGCAGCTTGCATAGTTGCAGCCACATAATAATATCCACCTGGATCTGTAGTATCTCCAGCCAATTCGTGAAGTTTTTGCCCAGCAGTATTGATGTTAGCAGCTTCAAAACGAACATCTGCCATTGCACCAGCGTCAGCTACTGCGGTTGCAAATACATCTTCGTCTTTTACTACTCCAGCAGAAGTGTAGATTCCAAGATTGAAAGTACACGATCCGCCAAATGTATCTGAACCAATAAATAGTTGAGATACAACAGCATTACTAGGGATAGGAGCCAGCATAACAATATCATTGTCACCACTGTCACCAGCCGCAAGTGCAATAGTACCCTGTGCTACACGGACTACACCATGTAAAAGAGCAGGACTATTAGCAACCTGCGGAGCAGCTTCAAAGTTAGCTACTAAGTCTGAGTTTTTAGTACCCATAATTATATTCTCCTATTTCTATTCGTTACACGGAATTTGGAAAACTTTGTTTTCTTCCATTCTCACAGCACCTATGTCCATGCAAGTATAAACTTGCGTAGCATAAGATTTGTCAGCACGCACATCGATTTTAGCAGTGATGTCTTTACCAATGCCAAGTTTAAGTGCGTCTTGAGAGAAAGCAAAAGCTAGTCTGTCATCCGTATTTGTTGCGTCAAAGTTTAGTCTGTTAGACAAGATAAATTTGAAACCCATGAAGGTATCAATGTCACCTTGTACAAGTGCTTTAACGGTGTTGAAGTCTGATGAAGTTACTTGAGTTGTACCAAGTAAATCAGACATTTGTGTTGCCCCAGCTACAATGTATTTAGGGATAGAAGGATCAACGTCATTTAAATCAAAGAACTTCTTAGCTGCAATTAGTTTTGCAATAGTTAGTCCGTCTGATTGGTCAGATGTTGCAAACTTAGAGCCTGATGGCAATGCAACAGCAGTTGCTCCAGCTACTCCAGCTTGTGCTGATCCTTGTAAAGCAGAAATGATAACGTCATCCATAGCTCTGCCCATGGCTGCCGCAGCAGCTTTAGCATAACTTGAAGTTGGATCTATTAACATTCTTACTTTGTCTTGATCGTCAATTAGGTCTGCCCATTCGTAAGAGGACAAACTTAATCTTCTTCTTGAGTGTGGTGTGTCGATTTGTGGGGTATCGGCATGTCTTGATGTTCTTTGCACAGCAGCTGTTACACCAACTTGGTCAAAGAATCCGTTTTTACCCACGATATTTTCTACATCCACAGCTGCACGCAAACGGCTTCCCATTTGTTGTGCTAGCATACTTACATTTGACGAATATTGTTCGACAAACGCAGTTGTGATTTCTGAACTCATAATTAAGTCCTTTCGTGTTTAAGTTAAGGTTAAATTTTCAGCCAATTATCTCAAGTTGAGGTTGTCTTGCATTTAACACCTGGTAGGTGATAGTCTGTCCTATTGTCTTTTGGAGCTGGTAAACCAGTTATTCCAAATCTTGTTAGCCTGAGATCATTGATCTCAAAGCCAAAACTTTTTGCACCGTTGCATCGTGTTGGGGGTCCATCTTATTCCAATATGCACTGTTCGGTGATGTTAAATCATTAATTTGTTGTTGGAAGTTGCCACCTGAAGCTGCCGATTGTTTATCACCGACTAACGTATCTTCAGACACAACACTTGCCATTTTTGCCAAGCCTTTAATCAACGTAGGGTTATCTCCAAGTTGTGAGCCATCAGCCATTTGTAAACCATATATTTCTTCACCGAAAAATTGTTTACCAATATTTGAGGCTTGACTAAGATTAGCTTCATAACTGCCACCCCATTCTTCACGGAGTTCTCGTTGGCTTTGTTCTTGCACTAACACAGAATTGTTAGCCATATCAGTCATAGATTGCGTTGAGATATTATTATAATAATCTAACAATCCTTGAGCTTGAGCTGGTGATAGTCCATGCTTGTGAGCTGTTTCTTTAAAACTACTCATCAGTTGTGCATCAACTTCTTCACCTTCACCTAGTTCAGCTGTAAGTTCGTAAGCATCTGGAGCTGACGGTCTACCTAATTTATCGTAGATATCACTCCATTCATCTTCAGTAGTATTTGCTCCTGGCACTACCATCTTATCTTTGCCAATCATTTGTTCGGCATTGATATAGCTTTTAGCTAATGTTGATATGTCACTAAATTTGCCTAGTGACTCGTTGCTTTTTAAATCGTCTGGTAATGCATCTCTCCAACTAACTTCAGTAGTAGTAGCCGTTGGCTCTATAGTTGCAGTAGTTTCAGACGGTTGGCTTTGTTGTTCGACTTCCGTTACCTGATCTTCTGACATAGTTATCTCCTTATGTTATGATTAAATAAATTAAAACTAATAAAACTATTCCTGAAATAATTTTATTTTTTTTATTTAGGTTATTCCAAAATTTAAAAATTGCTTTTAGTTCTCCCATTATATTTTCCTATTCAAAATGTTAGTTATAAATAATATTGCTGCTCGTTGACCTTCCATAAAAGCTGACTCATGTGAATCCCCTTTAACATTAGTGGTCGTAAATAAATGACAGCGTTTTTGTAAGTCTTGCAATACTTTTGCACCTGACTTACTTTCAAAAGTTAGTTTATAATCTTTTACTAACTCATTTAGTCTTTCTTGATTTTCTTGTTGGTCTTGATTTTGTTGCTCATCAGCCATTGTTTTCTCCTTGGTTATTATTCAACTGCTTTAATCATTGGTGCAGCAGCTCCAGCTGCTTGAGCTGCTTCAGCCATAGCTTGATCTTCCATAGCTGCCTGTTCTTGTTCTTGTCGTTGTTGTCTTACTTGAGCTACTTCTTGATCTGATTTTATAATAGCAGCTGGTAAGCCTAACATTTTTTGAACATACTTAACTAAGCCATCGGCATCTAAGTAATCCAAAACTGGTGCAAATTGTGACATTGATCCAAAAATTTCTATGCCCCGCATAACTGAATTTAAGTCACCTGATTTTTGAGCTTTAGCCAATGGGCTTACATACTCAATATCAATAGTCTGTTCCATTAATATTTCTGGAGCTGGTTGAAATACGTTAGCTCTCATTAAAATATTAAATACTCGTTCAATTAATGGTTGTAATAATTCTGATTGCAGTCGACCTAACACTGGACCAAGCAATCTCATTTTTTCTTCATTACGTTGCAACACTTCAGTAGCAGTCATGTTGCCACCTTGAGCTAATAATAATTGATCGACATAAAAAGTTTTTTGTACTGCTAGTTGTCGGTCTTGGATCATGTTTACAGTTATTGGATTGTTAGCTCCAATATTTAATGGTTCAATTCGATCACGACTACCAGAACGATAAAAGTTTAAACCACCAGGTACTGTTCGAACTGGCAACATAAAACCATCATCAGGCACCATCAATGGTGGATCAATTTGTTTTTGTGCAGCTTTAATTGTTACCTCTGACATTTTGTTTAACATCTTAACATCAGGCAGTGCGTTCATAGCTGGTGAACGACCATAAATTTCATAACTAGCTTTTAAATATCTTGGTACAACGTATGGAAACTCACGGAAACCTGATTCATTAATCATGTGAACATCATCAGGATCTAAATAACATGATTTAAATGGCATGTTTTGTGCATCTTCTTTAGATGCATCATAAGTATCTCTTGGTGTTACAACATGTAATAAACTAACTTCAGCATCTAAATCTTTTTTAAATTTGTTAAAAATACCTGGACCAACATTGGCTTCACCAAATAGATTAACCGCAGCTCTAGCACTTAAAGTAAAATGTCTAAAGACTGTATCAACTTGACCTTTTTCATTTTCAGCAATAAATATTTCCTTAACATGCCGAGTATTAAATTTAATTAAATTTTTATCATCGGCTGATACAAACATAGCTGAAGTACCAAATGAAATTAAATCTTGATATAACTCTTGAATTTCTTGTTGGAAGTTAGAACGATTAAAAGCTACATACATATCTTGGGTGACTGAATCTAACCATCCTCTAGCTTCATCATCTTCTGATAAAGCTGCATCTTTATAAGCTAGAGTAAACCATGGGGTAGCAGAATTAGTTAGCATACCGTGCAAACTAGAACTCAATAATTCTAATGCATGAATAGCAGTGCCATCAAATATTTGCTCCATTCTCTTATCACCACGAGTTCGTTGGGTGGTAATGTCAGCTTTACGAGGTAGCATAAAATCAGCTATTTCTTGCCAATGGCTTTCCCAAGTAGAACGATTAGTACGCAATGTGGCAAAACGATTTACCAGCATCTCTGCATTTTTATTTTTCATTTAGCTTAATAATGTTGATTGGTAAGTAGGGGCATCTCCACCTAATCCAGCTGAAGTAGTTTCAATCAATGAAGATTGTCCTGGCTTTTTCTTTTTCTTTTTAGCTTGTACGTCTTGAGCTATGTCTTGCGTAGTTGTAGTTTGTAAGCCTTTCATAGCTGTCATAGCTACTGGAGCTGGTTTTTTTCCTATTATTGCACTCATAGTATTTCCTTGTTTAAGTTTTTTTATTATTGTTAGCAAAAGTTCTAGCAGCAGCCACACTTCCAAAACCCCATTTTTTTAAAGCTAGGGCTTTCCGTGTTGGGCTACCGTCTGGTTTTTTCATCGGTCCTTGCATGCCAGCAAAACGTGCAGCAAAAGATACTCGTCTAGGATTCGTGCCTGTGCTGACTGGAGCTTTAACTCCAAAATGTTTTCGACCAGCATCATTAAGACCGCCTGATGGGCTTTGGTGTTTCTTTAACGCCATGTTAGGTGCCTATTTTTTTTTGTGCTGCCTTATGTGCTGTTGTAAAGGTATTGCCTTCAAGCATTGATTTCTCCATCAACGACATGTGTTTTTTTGTGTGATGTACAGAATGTTTTTTTAAAGTTTTAACTTGTCGTTTGGTTAACTCTTTAGCCATGTTTATTTACCGTAAGGTTTTTTCTTTTTCTTTTTAATCATTTTATTTCCTTTCTTTAACCTAATAATGTTTTTGGTTTTACTTTTGGTTTGTTTCTTAATAGTGCAAAGTCTCTAGCATCTATTCTTTTGTTTTTATTTACATCAAGTTTTTTTTGTTTGCCTTTTAATGGTTCAGTCATGTTGTTATCCTAATAATGTTTTCTTGGCTGTCTTAGCCGATTGAGTAAAGTTTTTAGCAGTTGGTGATCCTGGTGAGCCTACTTTACGCATTTTCTCACCTGATCCAGCTGCAATACGTTTACGTTTTGCATGGATGTTTGCATATAGTCCTGGTTTTGCCATAGTGTTATCCTAACAGTGAGGGGTTATAAGTTGCTTCTGGGTCATTAATTAAACCACTGTTGGAAGTAAGTATGGTAGCCTTCTTACCTTTTTTCGGTGCTTCAAGTTCTTCAACATCACCAGCAACACTACCTATAGGAGTCATAGCTACTTTTTGTTTAGGGGGAGTTGGCATGTTAATTTTGGGTTTTAATAATCTACTCATTGTAATCCTAGTGGGTTGTAGTTGTTATCGGCCATTGCTTGTGGCACTGTTTGTTCTGTTTTTAATTCTTGTAAACCTACAGCTAAACATCTCATACTATCACTAGCATGACTGCTCCAATCGTGAACGGGTTTAGCATTAAAAGTTTGCAACATATCGTTAAATTTACGATGGTAATTTCTTAGTGCGTCTAATAATTTTTTACAATTATCCATGTCAATCCAGCATCGGTTTAGCAATAGTTGCGTATAGTGCAGCCCATCTTCTATGCTTAGTTTAGGTACAATCTTAAATCGTAAACCTAATTCGTAAGCTATTTCTCGTCTGGATTTACCATTAGTAAACTCACGTTGTTCTAAATCGTGAGGCCCATAATGATTGTTGTAAACATAATCTTTGTTTTTAATTATCTTAATATAGTGTGGCAGCCCTTCGTTGCTGTTTTCATAATAATCTATAATTTGTATTGATCTGCCTACTTGCTGAAAAAATATAATCGTTGTTTTATCTGACACACCTATATCCCAAGCCGTAGACACGGGATAAGTTGGATCGTAAGGAACATTACCAATTTGACCTTTATCTTCTATTTTCTCAATAACATCTCCATAAATGGAGCCTTCTAATGCAGCTACCCAATCACACAAAAATTCTTGCCGAAATTTTTTCTTGCCCATGAGTTCTAGGGCAGCATCTAATTCTTCTTGGTCCACAATGCCAGTTTCATCTGCTTTAGCAATCTTAGTGTACCAGGTCTTATCTTTTAGACCGTGTTGATATTTGGCATAAAAATCATTACTCATGCCTTGTGGAGTACCAACAAAAAAACAAAAACCTTTACGATCTGATAGAGCTGGCCTGATTACTTCAGGAAACAGCCGTGGGTTTATCTGTGCATATTCATCACAAATAATCCCATCAAAATAAGAACCCCTTAAACTGTCAGGGTTCTCTGATCCGAGTAGTACAATTTTTGCACCATTCGGAAACAAACAACTTAGTTCTTGTTCGTTGAACTTGGTTCCAGGTATGACACCAGCATAGTATTTTAAATAGTCAAAAATAATTGACTTTGTTTGTTTATATGTCGGGCCGATGTATGCGTACCGAGGGTTCCACTTGTTGTTTGTTAAAGCTCGTTTTATTAATTCATTAATACATAATACCGATTTACCAGCCCGTCTGTGTATTGATAGTACAGCCCATCGGTATTTATTTAAATTTTCATGTATCTCTTTTTGTAATTCTCTTGGACTATAAGGTATCGTTATTTCCATTAGTGTACTGTTGGCCCCGAACCACTTATTTCTTCAATATCAATATTCAATGAATTGCAAATCCAGTTAGAAACTTCCTTGCCGTGAAAGTTATTTCTAAAACCTGTGACACTAATAATTAAACTCTTGCTGGTTTCATCGTAAACAATCATTGCTGTCAAATCTTTTAAATCTTCATCCATGCGTAGATACTTTCAGTTCGGGATATATATATATATAAAAACCTAGCCCATTTTTTCGGGGTGTGGGGGGCCAAAAACTGCCAAAAATAACCCCGCTACGGGATCAATACCCTTGCTATGCCTAGGCTATGCCTCGTTAATTGCTAATACTTTCTTGTCTGGGTTGTGTTCAATCTTCTGGACTCCATTTGCGTGTGCGTCTGCTGTGTTTTTATGCTCTAAGCTGGGGACTTCATCACCCCATTTAATAGTTAACGTACTATCTCCTTTAGTTTCCACTACTTGCTTATCACCATATAACGCAATGAGTTTAGAAGCTACATACCTAATGTGGTGCAACTTCTCCCGTATGATTTGAAATTGTTGCGGTGGTATATCTTCTCGATCTAATATCTCCATAGCTGTATCAAGCCAAGTCTGGGCTCCGGTCCGTCTGGCTTCAGTTATATCGTTAGCAAAGTCCTTATCTTCTCTAATCCATTTGTATATTGTCGATAGTCCAGGCATATTTTTTCCTTTGGCTATTCTGGTCAATGGATGGCCGAGTTGCAACTGTTCTATTATTGCGTCTGAGTATTTGTCTAATTTCATCATTTGTTTTATATTTCATTGAAACTAAATTTTTCAATGCCTTTATTTTACCCTCAATAGATTTTGGACCAGTACTTAATCCCGCATGATTTTTGCAACGATAATAGCCTGATTTCATCAAATTTCCTTTGGCTCTACATTGTACAGTATAATTACTAGCCCTTGTCATAGACTGACAAAATACCTTTTTACTTGCTCTACCTGGCATGTGATCAATTAAATCGTAATGATTTGCTAATTATATCTAAATTAATAGGTTATTCGGGGCAAAATGTCTAATATTATTTTATCCTTAAAATTAATTATAAATAATACTTGCATGATCTGACCGAATAGGTCATATATAATATATTAATTAACTAAGAGGATTAAAAATATGAATAAAGAGCAACCAAGAAGCCAAAATGTAATAGTTAAGGTTAAAAATGTTTTTGGGAATGATTTGATCTATCCAGTAAATATTCAAGCTTTAAGATTTGCAGCTTTACTAAATAAAAAAACTTTTTCAGAAAGTCAACTCAGAGTTATCAATCAAATTCATCCAGATATAAATATTGAATGGTACGCCCAGGAGGTAAAAATATAATGCTTATTTATTTATATGACAAATTCATAGCTTTTTATGAGCATGACTACACGCTACCAGGCATGCTAATCTTGGCTGTAATTTTATATCTAGCAAAACCTTACTTGATAGGAGTTTAAAAATGAGTAGCTTCACAATAACCCACTATTTGCTAGCAACTGTCATTTTATCGGGCCTGGGGCTGTTAGTGCTCCTAGCCCTTAGAGACATAGGCAAGCAAGCAATCAATTTAATTTTACAATGGAGGAAATAAATAATGAATATAGAAATATCAGAATATTTAAATGGATGTTTAACTTGTGATTACGTTAGTTATGAATGGTCGAAACATCCCATATCTAACGATTGTGTTTGTCCATCTTGTGAAAGTACTGATTATTATATAATTAAAGAAGATTTCGGGGAGTTATAAAATGCAATACAACAACTATAATAGAAAAACATTAATAAAAATAATTAAAAAAAGAGAGGGTTCAGATTATCGTTTTTTATTTGATGAATGTTTTAACTTGTTGCAATCTATTGTGGCTAATGAACAAAAAAAAAGAAATTATGATTATGACGAATGCTTTGCTGATTTTAACGACTGTGTTAACAAAGCAGATTGGACACAAGATTTAATAAAAAAATGATGAAGATAAATAGTCTTTAACTTATACCGTCAATTTATATTGGCGGTATTAGATACAGACAATAAAGTATGTATCAATTTAATAGGAGTATAAAACAATGAAAAATAAAACAATTTGGGAACTTAAAAACATGGTTAAGGCTTTAAGTATGTTAGAGCTTTTAAATACACAAGAAGAAAATAAAAGACTACAAGAAGCAAAACAAGAATTAAAAAATAGAAAATAAATAAAGGGGTATAAACACAATGAATAAGAAACAACTTGAAAGATTAACAGAACTAGATCTTAGAGCTAGAAATTGCGAACATTTTACAAGTCACGTAATACAAGAACATAATGAACTGGAGTTCTTACGCAATAAAGAAAATGTAGACATGAGATTAACAGGCAAGAATAAATATTATAATGCGTATCAATGCTATGATTTCTTAACACACATTAAAACTACTGGATATAACAGATATAAAGCTAATGACATTGAAAGCGTTTATATTACTAGTTCCCCTTATTATGGGGCTAAGGTTTCAGCTCGTTTAAATTCTGGCGGTGTTGCTGACTTAAAAACTTTTAATGAGAATAAGGAATTATTAAACTTCATTATCGGATTTAATGAAGCTTTATATCAATTTCTAATTAATTAAATAAAGGAGCATTAAAAATGCAAAATAAAATAATGGCTAAGTACAGAGTACAAGGAAAATATACTTATACAGTTTTTAAAATAGTAGAGGCTATTAATAAAGAACAAGCAACATCTATTGCTTTAGATGATGAACCTTTAGCTACTTGGGATTCTATAGAACAAGATAGTTATTCTGAATTTATTGAGAGTGCAACTAAGGAGATAAACAAAGGAGAATAAAAATGGATTTTCAATTATGCTTAGTTGCTTATAGTGGTGATAAGGCTGCTGGTGGCTTATGTGATAAAAACACAGTTTATTTATTTAATAATAAATATAAAAAATACGTTGATGATTTTTTAAAAGCTCAATTAAATTTTAATTTATATTCTTTAGATTATGATTTCCCAAACGGTTATAAAAAATATTATAACAAATGCGAACGTACTTTTTTTACGCTACGCAATTTAGGAATTTTTATTGATAAATGGGATTTTAGAACTCAATGGAGTATGCAAATATATACCGAGTTAACAGAATTAGAAATGTTTAAGCCTTATGAGGTTGTCAATAATACTAATTCAACCTAGGCAGTTTGTCCATGAGTTCCCCACTAATTACAATACGCATCCTCAGCATCCTTATAGCTTCTAAATAACGCTTTTTTGCTGTCTGTCGGCTACAATGAAGAATATTCTTGCCGATCCAATGCCAAGGTGCTCCAACCGTACGGGCCCAAACCATTTTGCGTTCTTCAACACTTAACAAAGGATTAAGATAAAATAAACAGTATTCATATATAGCTATCTCATTGCTAGTTGCGGTAATTCTGACTGGCTTTTTGTCCCAGGCTCTATGCTCCGATTTATCGGCCACGACCTCAAAATGCATGGTTTTCATACCAGTTTTATAAGTGCTGGGCAGTTTCTTATCAGTATCTTGAGCAATTTGGAATAGATCAATAATTTGTTCTGGCCTAATCATGCTGACTTCCAATAAGCTAATTTACAAAAGACAAAATTTACGAAAATGAAAGATTTTGTTAATGCTACAAGACTGAGCAAGGACCTCATGCTTTGACCTTTCCCAGTTGTGGCAAATCAGAAGGCCACTCTAAAGTCCCATCAAGCAAGTTGTTCCAAAACTCAGCCTTAACTTCCTTATCCATACCACTAAAAAATTTATTGACCTTATCTTGCTCGGCTTTTTTTAGTTGTGTGCCAGCATTGATTTCTTTGACCTTAGTTTTGTAGTTTGCTTTTAGGTTCTTGCCAAGGTGTTGGGTAAGATAAGACAAATTTGTCCTCTTCTTAGTAGTCTTATAAGTATTAGATTTATTATATAGATTACTAGGTCTTCTAATAGTGGCCAAATCTGACGTTTCTTTATGCAGCAACCCTAAATGGACCGAATAATCACAACTACTCCGCAGTCGTTTTCTTGATATATAATTATGTGCGGATAGCTCTTTAATGCAACGCACTATGGTTCTTTTACTTAAACCTAAATCTTTGGCCATGGTAGCTTGCCGACAATACACTCGTTTATGCCTAGCCATAAATTCTTCCAGGTATAAGTAAACGATCTTAGCTTGTGGTGATACATCGGCTCTGATGAACTTGCCCCAGCTCATACTAAAAATATTCTCCACAACCACGATCTTATGATTGATATGCAAGTAAATATTAGTGATATGCCGATGGTGTCACTTATGCTTGGATACAGCCCAAACCAAGGAAAGATATGCACCTGAATTAGCATGGCTATGATAAAGCCACTACCAACATCGATACAGCTATGCTTAAAATTTTTCATACTCCACACATGCCTTGGCAGTCGTTTTCAAATAAATTGTATTGGTCATCTTTTTTCTCAAAGTCTATTTCGTCAATAGGTTTGCAAGAACGATGTAAAAATATTTCATCCTCTGGTCGTTTTGTGCCATGCCGAATTGCCTTATCTAGTTCGACAACCTCATCCCATTCAGCTTTATTTTGTTTAATATGTAGCCATTCTTCGTTGCTGTGAAACGGACAAAAGGTACACGCAGATCGTGGTGGCTTTGGATATCCGTAGTTTTCCATCCAGTTTATGCAGTCCTGTCTACGCATTTTAAGATCAACCAATGGATAAACATTTTTGATATATTTAACTTGATTGGTACGCATCCTAGTCACTTCATCGTAAGAAATACCCATGTACATCTCAACTTCAGTACCCTTTTTTACATGCTGGTATCTTTTTAAGCCCAGTAAATCTCTGACCTTTTTATTGACTGGTAATATCTTATATTCCGAAGTGCATTGCCTACGCAACAACCCCTTTTTTTGCGTTTCAGCATTTACAGTATATACAGGTATAGTCACATACTTGTATTTGCCAATTCCAGTAGCAGCATCAATCGTTTCTTGTCTTAAATTGCCTTTGCTGACTATGTGTACAGGAAATGATAATTTAGTTTTTAACCACTCTAACCAATCCATCACGGCTTTAGGCTCTGACATTGTATCGGAAAATATACATGCGTCAGGTTTTTGCACTTCACCACGTTCCATCATTAAAGCTAATGTGCTACTTTGTACACCAGCACCTAAACTTAGTATTCTTAGATCAGCCATTATTGGATTATTTCGATTGGAGTAAGTGACAAAATTGGCACCGCATAAAATGGTGGCCGATTGCCGATTTGACGTTGCCATTCTTTTTGTTTGCCATCAGCACCCTTAATATAACCAACAACTTCATAACGGGTTAGGCTATGACACAACACCAGGATGTAATAATAATTGTCCTCCATATTATCACGAATGATTAAATAATTTTCTTGTTTTGATGCATCTATAGTTTTGTGCATCTGACATTTAACTTCGTAATGCGGTTCAATATCAGGGGCCTTAAAAGTATTTACAGAATGGCTATAATATCGTTTTAAAGCACTCGCACAGGCCATTTCCGATGCTCCCGATACTACCTGCCAGCCAACATCATTTACGGGGTTAAAAACAGCTCCGTATGCGTCTTTATGTTCTAAAGCAATCGACTGACTTTTACGCAATATACCCGTAGAAGCTGCGGCAAAAAATTCATACCATTTTAGATCAACTATCATCTACCAACCAAACTCATCATCAGGATCCATTTTTACCCTCACTTAATTCTATAATTTTTTGGCACCAATCTTTCGGTATAGCTATAGCCCGACCACTGGTACAGTCACTACAAAAATCTGAGCTTAAAACTATATGCTTATCATCCTCGGTGACGATCCAACCAACTGATACGACTTGCTCGACTTGAGCTGCCTGGATTTTTTTTAAATCGTGCCAACCATTGTCAAAATCCATGGCATCGGTCCACTCTACTAAAACTAATTTAAATTTATCTTTAGTAAACTTATCCTTCTTGCTTACCATGTGCTTCTTCCCATTGTTTTACAAAATCATTTGCAGTCACCACACCTTCAGTAAGTTTTTCAATTTTGATTAAACTTTGTGGAGTTGGAAACCGTTTACTCTTAGTCCATCTTGTGACCGTAGTGGGGGTTGCATTGCCTAATCTTTTAGACAATTCTCGTTTTGAAATATTAGTTAAATTACACCATTTTTCTAAGTACATGATTTACATATTAAAATATAACCAAAAAGATCATATATTAAACATGACTTAAACTTCATTTAAAAATTTAAAACCTTATAATAAACCAAAAAGGTAATAAATATATTAATTGCTGTGTCATTAAATATCATAGAAACTGCGATATATTATGGTACTTATTATCAATTATACAAAAATTTATATATTTTATTAATGTTTTTATAAGTCATATTTAACTTTATTATTGACAAAGTATAACCAAATCATCTAATTTTGTTTTATGGCAAAAATAGATAATTTAGATGATGTTTTAAATATACTTCCCCAGCAATTTATTGAGTTTGATTTAGATCATTACTCACCAACTCAGCTAAACCAACCACTAGCTGTTTGGGCTTACAAATACATTGCATGCAACCAGGAGCAAAGACGTAAATTTAAAACTAATATTAATATGTTTTTTGGCACTACCATTGGTGCCATTACCCAAATGATGTTTTGTGATGAGATATGGACCTACAGTAGCAACAAAAAAGAAAACAATAAAAAACTTTCTATGGATGAAGCCATAGAATTATTAAATCAAGAAATGAATAATTACAAACCTTGGGATGAAAAGGACCAAGAAAAGTATGCTGCCATAAAACATTTGGCCGTTGATTATTTAAGAACTTCATACGATGGCTGGAAAAGTTTAGATTTTCAATCACCAGCTATAGCAGAACGCAATGTCACCATGCCATTAACGCATGTTGATTTGCTAGGCCGTATTGATGGTGAAGATGAACTAAAACTTTTAGAGCAAAAATGCAAACTACCAAGATTAGGTAGACCAAAAAAAGATGGCACCAGGACTGTTAGCACTACCAAGTTGCCCGACACACCACAAATAGATCATGCCAGACAAACTGCTTTTTATCATTTTGCAAGTGGTGGTAAACGACCATTTTTATTGTATTGCAATGAGAAAGAACACAAAATTTTTGATAGCAGTAATTGTGATTTATTAACGGCAGATGCCATGCAAGAGCATTTAGAATATTACAAACGTCAATCACGATTACGGGACCGACATATTTTAAACAGTCAAGGCTCAGTCAAAACATTATTAAGCAATATGGATCCTGATTGGGAGCATGCTTTTTATTGGGATTTAGGTGATGAACAAAAAGCTAAAGCTCAAGCAATTTACCAAGAAGCCCATGAATTATCTTAATCAATTAACAACAAAAGGAGCATTATGATTTCAGCAGATACAATTTTAAGTAAAGCCATGAAAGAAATAAAAGATAATGAAGCTGCATTGTCTATGGATTTTAAAGGCAAAAACTATTTAACCGTAGCAGCCAGAGTAGGAGTTGCACGCAAACATTTTGGCACTAGGCTAACTATAAAAACCTACATTATAGATCGTACTGCTAACAGTGTGTGTATGACATGTACAGTTTTAATAGATGGAATAGAAGTAGCAACTGGTTATGCCGAAGAAATACGATCACAAGGCTATATCAATAAAACGTCAGCATTAGAAAACTGTGAAACTTCAGCTATAGGTCGTGCTTTAGGTTTTCTTGGCTTAAATAACGACACCATTGCCACAGCCGATGAAATAGTAAATGCCGAAGCAACTGTTAAGCATTTAAAAATAGTTGGTGTTAAGCACACTGGAGAATTAGAAACACCAGTTCAATCAGATGATGAAATGTATAAGACTTTAATCACTGTATTAAAGACCGCTAGTCACGCACCAGGCATGAAAAAAATTGTTAGCCAATCTAAGTACAAAGAATGGTTAAAGAAAATCAAAGGTGACAACGAAGTCATGTTTAAAAAATTCAGCAATGAATATCAAGAAACTCAAAAACAACTAGAGAAAGGTAAATCTACAAATGAGTAATTACGAAAAAATAGGGTTCGGCACTTTGTTCCCTGAAACTGAGAAAAAAAATGCTAAAGGTCCTGATTTTAATGGTCCAATTACAGTAATAATAAACGGTAAGGAAGTTGCTGCAAGAATTGCAGCTTGGAAAAAAGACGGTAATCTTTCTTTTCAAATTACGCAAAAGAATGAAGAAGTTGCAGCAGCACCAATACCAGCTAATGACAATTCTTTAGACGATAATATCCCGTTTTAATTTTTATGGGGCTGGGGGTTGTCTTTCATACTGATTTCCTTCTAGTTAAATCCTTGGCCCCACCCAGGAGTTTTATGAATTATTTTTCACCATTCGGCTTACTAATTATAGCCACAATATTATTAAGCATAGTTGTCGTGAGTCTTGTATGAACGATTTAATAAACAAACCCAACCATTATACTGAAAACAAAGAGCTTGAAACTATAGAGATTATACAAAATGAACTCAGCCATGATGAATACATAGGCTATCTTCGAGGTTCGATTATGAAGTATTTATCTAGGGCTGGCAAAAAAGGAGACATCTTACCTTGCCTTTACAAAGCTCGTTGGTTTTTAAATAAATTAATAGGATTATTCGAATGACTCCAGCACAAAAATCAGTTTTAGATTTTATTCGTAGTTATATTAAGAAGCATGAATACAGCCCAATCTTACAAGAGATAGCTGATTTTCGTGGTGTCAGTGTCCATGCTGTTTATCAAAATGTAAATCAATTAATAGAACGAGGTTTTTTGACCAAACAATTAGGTCGCAACCGATCAATAAGGATAGTAAAATGAATAACAGTAGCCCCGAACAATTTGAAATAAAAGCTAACAGACGGCCAGGCAAACGTAAACCGTTCTATCACGACAATCAAAAAACTTATGTAGAAGTAGAAGTTGATCCTGATACTGGTGATGTACGAGTTATAAATTTTTGGCCCACAACTAAAGAAGGCACCACATTATATTCAATGTTAATTGAAGTTGGATATGACTTGACTGCACAATTAAGCTCATGGCCTGATCCAATGGATGCATTAGCAGTATTGAAAACAAGATGCTTACGCAGAGCTGATGGCTCACCAGTCACATTACGAGGTAAAGTAATTGATGCGTTGTATAGTGATCCATACCTAGATCAGTGAGAAGTAAATGTACTTTGGAATGTGACTTATGTTCCAAAAAATTTAATCCATTTTATAGCAATAAGAAATTTACTTGGGAATATGATTTTCGTGGAATTGAAAGAATTTTCTGTCAAAAATGTTCAAATGCAGAAAAAAAAAGGTTGTCAGGTGTACGAGGATTGACAAAACAAAAGGCCTTGGTACGTCAGGACCCCCCTAAATATACTAGTTTTGTAAAAATTGATCGATCTTATCGAGCTGCTTAAATTTGTGTTCTTCGTCATTAAATGCTTTTGCATATACCTTGGCAGTAAAGGCCCAATCTTCATGTCCAATCATTTCTTGTAATTCAATTAAACTAATTATTTTTTTACTGTGCCACTCAAATAGTAAACTAGCATAATAATGTCTAAGTGAATGGATACCACCTTTAAATGTTAAACCTAAATTATCTTTAATTTTATTAAAATTATCTTTAACTGTGGAATATGCAATAAATGATCCATCTCTACCAAAAACAAATTTATCATCAGACTTAGAATCTTTTTTCCATTGCTTTAGAGCTTCTAATAATTGTCCTGGTATTGGTATTAGCCTTTCACCAGCATCTGTTTTTGTTTGATCTACTAAAGTAGGTACTTTAGATATTCTGACAATGGCATGATCGATTGTGATTTGTCTACTATTCCATCCAATTCTTGACCACATCAAACCAGCTGCTTCTTGCCATCTCATGCCAGTTAATGAAATTGCTAAAAACATTATGCCATACACTCCAGTTGCTGCATCTATAATTTGTTGCATGTCTTTTTTCTGTGGAATTTCTACTGGCTTTATTTCTCTTTTACCTTTTTTCCAAGATTTCAATCCTCTTAATTTATTATTATCTATAATATTAGAAACTTTTTTCATCACGACTTTACCATTATTTTGTTTTTCAGGCATCAATGGTGGATTTACACAAGCATCTAACACTTGTTTTAAAGTTGCTATAAGACGGCCAATTTTATCATTACTGTAAGTTCCTTTACTTAATAATTCTTTAATAAAAACTTGTAATACTTTTTCATCAATATCTTTAACAGCCATATTAATTAATGAAGTTTTAGCAATGTGGATATCACAATTAGTTTCACCCATACTTCTTTCATCAGCACTTAAAGATCGTGGATAACTTGTAGCTTCTTGATTTTTTCTTGCTTGTTTATACAACTCAATACCGTATGCTAATTTAGTACGATCATAAAACATATCTGGACCAGCTTGATTTATCTCTGCTGCATAAGTGTAAGCTGCATCTTCTGCTGCTTGCTTTGGTTGTGCCATAAAAACATAAGGTGGTGAAGTTGGATTAAATTTTTTAATACGCACTCCATCTTGTGTTTCTGTTAAAACTCTAAATGCTTTCTTATTATGTTTTGTTAAAGTGTATGGTTGTACAACAGCTCTTTTTCTTTGCTCAGATGTCATTTGTTATCTTTCTATGTGTGTTATCAAAAGTCACTACGGAGTGATAATAGCACATGACCTTTATGGATCAAGATAAAAAGTTGGAATTATGATTGTGAATTATAGATGAACTTTATGGTCATTCTCCACTACGGGTATATGTAGTAAAACACGATGATTCGGCCCTAGAATCATGGCATAAGTATCTTTTGTAGATGCCATCGTACTCTTCAACAACCCAGCCTTTCTCGTTTCTCCAAATTTCTCGTGAGCATTCGGCACATTTGCCAAGCAGAGCATCTTTTACTTTACGCATTACATTTTTAGCAATGGATTATTTTGCTCTTGTTTTAACTCTTGGAGTTTGGCATCTAAATATTCTAAAGTAGCTTTGTTTATGTTAATCTCTACGTTCAGATCTTCTATAGTCTTGTTAAGAGTCTTAATATCTTTCTTGATCCCAGTAAAATTACTAGCAGCTTTACTTTGCTCTAAGGTATCTAGTCGTTGATTAAACACACCATAGCCATAAAACCCACCACCAATAGTAGAGACTAAAGCTATTAACAATGTAATGTCTTTAAATTTAGATATTATTTCTTGCACTGATAGTCTCCATTAATTTCTTATAAGCTCGGTCTGTCACAGACTTAGCTTGTTCAAGTTTGATTTCATACTGAATGACAGGATCATTAAGCAACATAGTTAACATTTTTTTTCTACTTTGATAGATGGCACGATCATAGCCAGGTAGTTTAATCTCATTAAATAGGTTTAAGTCTCCACTAGGTAATTCAGCAGTTTCAAATATTTCTTGATTAACTGTTGCGTAAGTTTTTAAACTAGGTTGGGTTGCCAATAGTGCAGCAGTATCAATGTTAAAACCTAATACAATATTTATTGGATTTATGAGTGGTTGATTAACAGGTACCTCTACTAGTTCAACAACTGACTCAATCTCTGCTTCAACTTCCACCACCATATCAACAGGATCGGTAGTTGGTTCTGGAGCTGTGGGTTCATCAGCAACTGGTGTTTCCATAACTGGTTCAGGATCGTATGCATTTATTACTTCCTCTGTATTAAATTGTTCTTCAGGTTGTGGTTCAGGCATGATTGGTACAGCCACAATATCTATAGGCTCTAATATTGGATCAAGTATTGGCTCAATAGTAATTGGTTGTGGTGGCTCTGGCATAACTACATCAGGTATTTGATAAGTTAAATGTAGAGTAGGCTCGTGAACATCAGCCCCTGAATGATAGTTGTTGCCATATTGATAACCATTGTCTGTGAAATCAAATCTAACTGTGACGTTGCCTTGAGTAGCCGTATTATTTCCTACAATCATAGTGTCGGTGTAATTTGTATAGTTATGGTTCACTGAACACTGGTTGCCACAATTACCCGTGATTGTTCTAGATTGAGAAATAATGGTATTGTTGCCATCATTATAAGTTTGTGACATCTCTACTGTTTGATCGGATTGTGACCAAAACCAAATGTCAGCTCCAAGGGTAGATGAGAAACCGTTATTAATAATGTTATTAGATAATCCAATATCAGATTGATTTATAGTGTATTGACTATAACCATTATTTGTACCTGGTAGAACGTGGTCAGTATGCAAGGAATCATTTATAATTGAAATATTACCGTTCCAGTTAGTAAAGTCTTGCTCTAATAAATTGTTAGTAGTTATTGTTTGCTCGGCAAGACTATCGTTTAGGATGACTAGCAGTATCACCAATGATTTTAGCAGATGTTGCATTATCTATCTCCATTATATAAGTCATGCGTTTTTTATATTCTTCGTAGTCAGGTCTGAGTTCTGGATATTTTTTCCAAGCAGTAGCAGCTTCTGCTCCAATCTTAGAATAAAATGGGCATGTAGTTCCAGCCATTTCTAAGCTGTAAAAAATTCTAGCATCTTGGCATAACAATGAAATACTAGCTACTGGTAGGTTTAAATCTTTCAGCAGTTTTGCAAGTTTCATCATTTCACAATTCATATCTCTTTTACTAGAGCCAGCTGAAATACCACCACCTAATACTTGTAAGCCACCAGTATAAGCAATCGAGCAAACATCTTGGCTGAAGTTTGATAGGGCTGGAGCTGAAGCAGTATTAGCTACTCGTGTATCATTTTGATTAGCATTAGTAGTATTGTTGGTAGTAGTACTATTAGATGAACCAGTAGCATAAGTGGTTTCACTATTATAGCCACCACTTATAGAAGTGTTAGTCCCACTCTGATTACTTTGAGAAATATCAGTTGCACCTGAACTAGTGACATCATTATCACCATAAGCAATAGTGCTACATAGCATAAGTATAAGTATTAATTTTTTCATAAAGATTTTTTTATTTTATAATTTTATTACAATGTTTGATGCCAACAGTATCTGTTATCATTTCACACTGTTCTAATGTGCAAGTATATTGCACCTGATTACCGGAGTTACGCTCAGCCAGACGCTTAGCTGAAAGGCACGTACTGATATTATCCTGATGATACCAGCCTTCTATGTTCTTATTACCACCATCATAGACATATAAACTAAGTATAATAACTGTTTCAATGAGTCCCATTTTGTTTTTCTTCCAAGCTAATTAGACGTTCTTCGTGGAACTGAATAGTCATATCGTTTTTTTGTATCATGGGTATTTCTTCTTCCATTTGCTCTTTAAGTTTGTCTTGGTTCTTAGATATAAATTCAACAAGCATGTAGAGTTCTTGTAATTGTGGACTAGTCATATTGCCCATGGGAACACCTTCAATAAAAGTATTTGCAGCTTCTAGGTCTTTATCTATTAATTGTAATTTAGTTTCAATACTATTAAGCCTCTCAATTACGCCAAAACCAAACCAAGCAGCCATGACTGCACCACCTATAATAGCTATAAGATTTTTAGCTGGTAAACTAACTGAAGTGTCCTCTGATAGTTTCATTATACTTCTTCTAAATATTTAGTTTCACAAAAGAACTCAAACGATTTAAGTTCTAATCCATCACTGGTTCTAAATTTTTCTAACATGCTGTCGATCAGTTCAACTTTGTTATTCTCAATGTAAGCATGGCATGCCTGGTCATCATCAAATGTAATCAGATTATATTCTGTAAGCATACTGACTGGTACGTTGTAGGTTAACAATACTGTAATAATCCACACCATTATTTTTTCTTCATAATATCGGCTGTTTTAAGTCCGTATATACTAGCTACCACGCCAATAAAAATTGATTGATACCAAAAAGGTAGACTGCCAAACTTCTCAAAGAATAGGTCTAACTTCATTTGTATATCAGGATCTCCAGAGAATACACTCCAGATTAATAGTAGTACAGGTGCTGATACTAAGATAAGAACAAACTCATCTTTATAACCTTGGTCATTTGATTGTCGTACTTGTGCCTGGTATTCAACTTCACCTGATGCCATCTTTTGTGCATGTAATAACTCAGCATCAGACATTAGTATCTTAGCTTTTTGTTTGTTAGCAAAGATAGCAGCTCCAGTTTTTAAAACGGTTGGCAATAATGATAACCACATATTAGTATTTCCAAATGGTTGGATCTGATCTACGATCAAGATGTATGAATGATGGAGTGTTTACTCCGATACCGCCCCAACGGTGGTTTGATGCAATATCAATTAGATTCCATGCATCTTCTCCACTGACTGCAACATCTATAGCTCCAGGCTCACAGTGAGTACCAGGACCGTTGGGTTTCCGTTTTTCGATTTCGTGGTCAGGGCATCTATAACCTGAAGTTATTTTCATGGGTTTGCCGTAAGCACTTCTTAGCTCTTGCAGAGCTATCAAAAATTCCTCTGATAAATTCATCGAGCCACAGTGTTGACAAGCAAGTTCCTCATAAGAGAAATTACTCCACTGACTTTGCATCTCGTTGAATTGTGATTTGTTTGTTATCGACATCGACATATAAAATTTCTACCATTACTGGTAGCTCCAGTTGTGCTTTAGACAAGCAACGGTTAATGTTTGGGTTGTGTGTTGGTTTGTGGTTCTTGCGTTGAGATTGATACTTCACATCAAAGTATCTTCTCTCTCCAGTAGTTTTGTTAAAGGTAATTATATCTATCGGTCCTAAACCACCAGCAGCTGTGAAGCATAAGATGTTAGGATCGTTGGCTAAGTGAGCCAAAGCTAATGCTTCAGCCACGAGGCCCCTTACATTACTTAAAGCCATTTACATAAATGATCGATACAGTAGGGTTATCAATCCACTAAATAATATAGTAGATACAGTTATCAAAAATTTTGTGATTCGAGATAGGTCCAAGGAAAAATGATACATGTGGTTATTTGTAAGGGTGTCAATTTTTTGATGAATAAGTTTAATTTCACCACGGAGTTCTATAATCATCTCCTTGTTGGATTGCTCCCCAGACATTAGCTATCTGATAAAGTTGATACGTCAAAAGAACCATCAGTAGTTTCAACTACTGCATCAGCAGTCCATACGGTGTACTTTTTATTGTACATATCATCCCAATGGGCTACGTCAAATAAACCAAGTATCTCAGCCTTAGTGTAACCACTAGGGGCTTTAGATGGTGTGTCTATTTTAACATTACCACTAAAGGTATGTGGATGAGTAGTCTTAGTATATTTATATTCAACAGACCATTCCATTACATGCCCATCAGCATTTTTTTTAGGGATTGCTGATACCCATGCTTTTGTTGCGTCAGATGCGTGTGACATATTATTCTCCTTTTAGAGTGCTTATTTCTTGTTGTAGAGTTGTAACAGTAGCCGACAACTCTTGTACGGCTTTTACTAAGATAGGTACAAACTTTTCATATTTCATACCATACATTTTACCATCACTAGATAAAGTAGTGACTAAATTAGTTTTATCTGCAATTTTATATCCAGCAGCTTTTTCTAAAGTTTCTACTTCTTGTGCTTTAAATCCTATGTCTAACCAATCTTCTTTATGAGTGCCATCATTAGTAATATTATCTAAATTCGTATGGTTTCTTTCTGTATCTAAAACATAGTTAATTCGTTTATCCCATCTGTAAGTAACTGGATTAAGATTATTAACAAAATCTAAGCCAATGTCTAAAGAAGTAAAATCTGTTTTATCTCTTTCATCAGAAGCCGCAGTTACACTTACTTGTGCATTAATTGTTGCAACACTTTCATCACCTAGATTAAGAATATTACTGGCAGTAGTTACTGCACCGCCAGGACTACCTGACCTACCAGCATCGTGACCTATGCAAGTATTATTACTACCTGATGTAATTTCAATTCCAGCTTTATTACCAATACAAGTATTACTAGCACCACCAGCAATAACTTTACCAGCTTGGTCACCTATAACAGTATTGTCATTACCAGTCATTACTCCAATTCCAGCATCTTTACCAATTATAACATTTGAAGAGCCAGTAGTTAAACCAGTTCCAGCATTATAACCCATAGCTGTGTTGTTATCACCCGAAGTCAAAGCATCTAAAGTATCATTACCAATAGCTACATTAAATTCACCGCCATTGATTGCACCGCCTAAAGCATTTCTACCGATAGCTAAATTATGGTTTTCTGCATCTGCGTTATCATAAGCATCTTTACCGATCCCAATATTAGAATCTCCACCAGCATTAATAAGTCCAGCGTTAACACCTATAAAAGTATTATTTGCTGCTGTAGTTGCCGCTCCAGCTTTATAGCCGACAGCAGTTAAATCATTTCCTTGTAGAGCCTTTCCAGCTTCAAAACCAATTAAAGTTGCATTACCACCATCTGTCATAGATCCACCAGCGTGATAACCAATAGCCACATTGTTATCACCAGAAGTCAAAGCATCTAGTGAAGCATTACCGATTGCTACGTTAAACTCTCCACCATTGATTGCTCCACCTAGTGCATTAGAACCAATAGCTAGGTTGTTGTTTTCAGTATCAGCATTATCATATGCTTGATAACCTATGGCAATAATATTACTACCTGTTGTATTATCGTTTCCTGCACTGTGCCCAATCATAATTGATTCACTCATAGTAGTTGCGGCTTGTGCCGTAAGATTACCAACAGCAACATTGTAAGCAGAAGTTCCTATTCCTGTACCAGCGGCTAAATATCCAATATATGTATTTTCAGTGGCAGTAGTTACTTCTTTACCAGCACTCCAACCTACTATTGTACTTTTGCTTGCGGAAGTTAAATCTTGACCAGCTAAACGGCCTATGACAACATTTTGTGCACCAGTTAAAACACCAGTGCCTGCTGCAAAAGAACCCATTATTGTATTCTCTCCACCTGAAGTTAAAGCTCCACCAGCACCATAGCCAACAGCCACATTATTATCGGCTGTAGTTATTGCATCTAATGCAGTTAATCCATACGCCGTATTAAACCCAGCAGTATCATCTGTACCTGAAACATCATGGGTATATATAGAATTGTCAGAAGAATAAAAAGGAATACCAGCAAGAGTTTGAACTGTACCAGCAGCACCTATAGTAACTGAATTAGTGCCACCATTTACAAAGATTGCATTAGCGTTATCATTGGATTCTACTCTGAAGTCTATGTCTTGTGAGTCATCATTGAATACAGTTTCAGGGGTTACAGAACCCATCCATATTCTACTTCTAGCTGTTCCTGCTAACATAACTGACGCAAGCATAGCACCATCTTCTTCACCATCAGTTACATCTTCAACAAAACTAAATATATTAGCTACAGTAATATCCTGTGAAGCACTATTCCTAGCATCAAATTTTATGTAACCTGCTTGGTCTCCATCAGCAGGTGAAGCAGAGTTTCTATATAATTTTAATACTGGACCTATGTTTTCATCTTCATCTGTTGATGTTAATGTGAGTAAATCATAATTACCTGAACCTATAATTGTCAATGAACTATCAGGTATAAAAACATTTGTATTTTCATCTATTGTTATTGCAGGAGTAGTACCAAGAGTATTACCAAGACCAATAACTAAATCATCAGTTGAATCATCAAGTCCTATGTAAAAGTCTTGTGCATTACCATCAAATAAAATCTTAGCATCTTCAGCACCACCATCACCTATTGTAAGTGTTGGTGTCGTTCCACCTATTGATGAAGCTGCATTAGATGCAAAGCCACCATTAAATACTGTAGCTGCGGTAGTTGTTAATACACCAGTGACTAAAGCAGTAGTTGCCATATTAACTGCACCATCAATATCTACGACATCAAGGTTAGTAGTACCGTCAACATCTAAATCACCATTAAAGTCTGCATTACCAGCAAGTGTAAGTGTAGTGGCCATATCAACAGCACCGTCTATATCCACTACATCTAAATTAGCTGTACCAGCAACATCTATTGCTCCACTAATATCTAAAGTGGCAGCATCAAGTTCACCAGTAATAGTTAAATTTCTTTGTCCTGTAGTATCTTTACTTGCATCTGTGGTCACTACTTTACTAGCTATTGCTGTACCAGCAGTTAAACCATCTAATAATTCTAGTTCAGCTTCTGCCAAGACTGCATTACCAGCAGTAAACCCACCACCACTTATCACTCCAGTAGTAGTAATAGTTGATGATCCAGTATCAATAGTGCCAAAGCCTGAAGTGATTGAACCTGAATTTAATGCACCAGTAGTAACAACATTAGAGCTACCAGCAATAGGACTATAGATAGCAGTTAAGTTAGTGCCACCAACAGTAATTGCATCAGCTTCTAATGTGCCGTCAAAGTCACCATCTACTGCATCAATATTACCTTTAAATATTGTAGCTGAAACTGTACCTGTACTTGGATTGTATGCAAAGTCTCCGTCTGATTCTAAGCCCACATTACCAGTAGCCGAAGTATCTTCTATAAATGTTATTAAATTTTCTTCATTGGTATTTTCATTGTCTGCAACAGATACATGCGTAGAGTTTACAGCATTAGTTGCATTAGTGACTGTCACTCCAGCAATAACGGTATTAAGTGCAGTACCAGCAATAGTGATTGCATCAGCTTCTAATGTACCGTCAAAGTAGCCATCTTTAAATTCAAGTGCATCTGTACCTAAATCAACAATGGCATTAGTACCTGGAGTTAATGCTCCATCAGTTAAGACTAATTGTTTTTCATTACCAGCATAGAAATTAATTGTATCAGCAGTTTCAAAATCAACTTTAGTTTGGTCATCTTCACCTATTTTAATATCAGTTGCTAGTAAGGATGTGATTCCAGTTTGAGCTGCATCTACAGTCAAAGTAACATTGTTGCCTGAAGCTGCTGAAGTTAAACCAGTACCACCTAAGATACCTAAGACTTCACTATCTAAATCAATAGCAATAGCCGATGAACCATCAGATACATCTAAATCTTCAGCCGTGACAGTTGCATCCACATAAGCCTTAATAGATTGTTGAGTTGCTAATTGAGTTGCTGAGTCAGATGCCAGATTATCTTCATCAAGTATAGCTGTGCCTGAAACACCAGTGTTGATGACAGGGGAAGTTAAAGTTTTATTAGTCAGAGTTTCAGTACCAGTCAATGATACTAGACTAGCTTCGGCTGGAGTTTGGTTAATGAAATGAGCTGTGCCACTATCAAATGCCAACACTTCGTTATCAGCTGGACTAGATAGAGTAACATCCGTCATTTCAGTTAAGGTATCTAAGTTAGTAAATGCAGTAGCTTCAACATTACCTGATGCATCGAATGATAAGATTTTATTAGCACGAGCTGAGGCTGATGCAGTAGTTTCAGAATTAGTAATGGTATTAGATTTTGCTACTTTGAATGAACGGTCTACAGCTTCGGACACTTCTTGGACTTGCATTTGCAAGTTATCAAATTGGGTTTCCAAAGATTCAGCCAAGAACGGATCGTTTTCAATCAAGTCAGTCACTTGATTTTTAGTAGTGTTTCTGAATAATAAAATCGTTTCACCTGAAGCTGGGATATTGCCTGAAGTAAAGGTGACTGTGCCACCATTAGCACCAGCATCGGCTACGGTGTAATGGGTAGTTATAGTTTTAACAGTCTCTACACCAGTTGAGGCTTTGATGATAACCGTGATTTCTGAGGTTGAGTTTATGGGAAAGCTGTAAGTAAAAGCTGTAGTTGAGCCATCTCCACTGAAACTGTTTTTTATTATAGTTGTTGATATTGTCATAAGTTTGGTCCTAGGGTAAAAAAAAAGCCAGCATTATAGCCAGCTTTTAGTTAAATCTTGGAATAGAATATTTGGTAAATTATATATAAATTACTAGGTTATTCGTGCCAAGATGTCAAAATTTAATTAATTCCTAATTCTTCTTTTGTTGGATTAATGTTTATTTCTAATGGTTTATTAGTAGATTTTTTTACATTATTAATTCTATTTAATGCATTTTTAGCTAAATCAATCATACCTTGATAAGATTGATCTATAAGTTGTCTTTTTTCATCAGGTGGTATAGTTGGATTTTTATATACTAAATCTATTAATTCTCTAAAACCTTGCATTGCCGTTGCTTCTCCTTCTAATGATAATTGTAATATACCATCAGGTCCTTGTTCCGTGTTTAGACCTTCTTCAGTTAAGATTTTAAATTGTTTAATAATTTCATTAGGATCTGTTAATTTATTAATAGTATTAAATCTAATTTTTGCATCATTAAAAGTTTCATAAAAAGTTTCAATATATTCAGAGCCTGATGATGGATTGCGTACTACAAAAGCCTTGATAAATGGAATATCGGATAATTTGTCTGTGGGTTTTATTGGATCTTTAACCGTA